GCGTCGATTCTACCTTGAACCATTTGGTTCTGCGTATCTAATGGGACTCCGATTCCTGATGCATTCTCTTCCTCCATCTCTTGTGTCATTTCTTCTATCTCTTCATCTGTCTGACGTAAGACTTTACGCTTGACGTAATCTCTAGAGTAGTATGTGCCGATGTAAGGTTCGATTGCAACCATGATGTTCAACCTTTCAGTCATCAACTCATGATCTTTGAGTTCTGCAAAATGATTATCATACTTATAGTCAAACTGTATATGCTCCGACATCTTATCGAAGTCTTCTGGAGTTACAATGTTCTTGAGAATAAGTTGTGTCTTGAGTAGATCAATGAATAAACCACTGAATCTCTTTCTCAATCTACCTACAAACTTACTGAACATAAGTTCATCTCTTAGTATCTCAGATGATCTACCTAAGTTGAATCCATCATTAGCACCAATACGTGACTCAGGTACGTTTAGTGAACGATATAATTTCTTCTGGAAGTAATCAATATCAGTCAGTTCACCTAAGTTCTGTCCACCAGGTAATGTAGTAATCTCTGTTCCTCTTCCACCTTCTCTTCTAGGTAACCAGAAGTCTTCAAGCATAGACATGAACTTCTTGTCATCCTTGATCTCACCAGTGTTAGCATCATATACTAACTTGTTTCTATAGCGAGACATTACATCACGAAGATATTGTTCTGCCTTTACCTTTGGTAGATTACCAACGTCAATATAAAATATTCTTCTTTCTGGTGCTCTTGATAATCTGTAGATAACAAGAGAGTCTTCAATCATACGTAACTGGTTAAGTCCTTTGATTGCCTTGTGAAGATAAGAGAGAGTAAGTTTTTTATTTCTATCTACTAATCCAGAATGTACATGAGTTATAGAATCTTTTGCTATTTTTATACCTTTACCTGCAACTGAACCATACTTCTGTGCCATACCTTGAGGGTAGTATGTGTAGAATTCTTTTACTTCAGCATCTCTAACAGCATTTGTCTCACCTGAGTATGGTAAAACAGGTATGCCCTGTGTACCTTTAGGTCCTCTATCCTTCTTCTGTACTCTCATCAACTTGAGTTTTAGAGAATCAATATATCTTATTTCTTGTATACCTTCGTCTGGTTTTTTTATATCAATAACTTTATGATAGTACAATCTACCATCTACATACCAGTTTCTGAATATCTCATGTGCCTTTTTATCAAACTGCAGTAAGTCTTTGACTCCCTTGAACTCTTCTCTTATAACTTTTCTCAAGTTTTCACTAACAGGAAGATTATCAAGATTGATTTCAACAGGACTATCATTGCTATCAGATACAATTGCTTCATTAACAACATGCTCAATTGCTGTGTCACACTCAGGGTGAAGTGACATATCACGATATCTTTTTATTACATCAAACTCTGTACGGAATACACCTTCTATATCTACATACTGACCATAAAAACCACTGGATAGAAAATAATCAGCCCCATCCTCATTATTCTGAGGAACAGGACTGACAATATTCTTATTCTCTTTGTTGGGTTCGGGTAGACCAAACCCAAAAAGCTTTGCCATAATTATATTTTACTGTGTTGACCTATTTATTATACCACGGAATCATTAGAATTACCATCGTATGCTTCCCACCACTGTACTTGGAGGGTAACTTGGAATTCTTCGATTACATCTGCTGTATCGTATGATAGTTCTACAGGACTTACCTGACTTGGCCAGCAACCATGCATTTGATATCTTCTTAGTACTGGTAAAGTAGCATTACTGTTCTCTCCTCTTGTGTTGAGGTCAGTTGATGCACGACCTAATTGGTTTACAATCCAGTCTGCGAAGTAATCAGATGGGTTTATAGTACCAGATCCGTCAGATACTTTTACTATAAAGTTTGACCAACGCTCAAATGCTTCTCTGAGTTTGAAGTCACCGTCATTGATTACTGTGATTGTCCAAGGATCGAATCTTCTATCACCTGCTACCTTGAGTTGTCTTCCTCTGAAAGGAACAACAACTTCAGCGATATTTGATGCAGGTAACTGAGCACCCTTGATCATCATTCTGTGTCTTGTATTTTCAATCTCTTCATCGAAAATACCTACACCTGAAGGGAAGTCCATCTCAACCTCAAAAAGGTTTGGACGAGCACCACCCTGTACCAACCTAGACTTGAAAGAGTCAATTGACCTTTCATTGTTTGGTATTGAAAAAATGTTTCTGTCTAATGCCATAATTGTGTGGGTCTCCTATTACACAGTTCCTACAACTTCACTGAAGGAAACTCCAGTTCGTGTAGCAACAAATGTTAGACCAATGAAGTTAATTGATCTTGCTGGTTTGATGAATATGTCAGCAAGGAACTCGTTGCGGTCAATTACATCAGGTGTGTTGTTTGTGTCATCGCAAACAAGTAAGAAGTCTTGAATACCTCTCTTTGCTTGTACATCACGTAAGAATGGTTCAACGATATTGACAAAGTTTTGTCTAGTTCCAGCATCGTTGAGTTCAAAGAGCACTGACTTAGCAGCGTTCTCTATTGATTTCTCAAGTGTGATAAACAATCTTCTAACGTTGATTCTATCGAATGCACTCTCAACTGCCATTGCAGTCTTGTCACCGAATAGAATTACACCGTCGCCAGGTCTTGAGATAACTGGGTTGATTCTTTGTGAATACAACTGATCTCTCGCATCTTGGCCAGGATTGAATGCCAACTTGACTGTGAAGTTTAGTCCACCTCTTACCAAACCTGCTGGTGAGAACCAAGGGAACTGATCTCTATCTGTTCTTACACATAGACCTGCTATGTCTGCTGATATTGGGATGTAAACAAACTTCTTATTGAACCTATCGTAAACGTACTGATAACCAGTATCGAATATTGCATAAGATGATGGTGTGACAGGACCGAAGAAACCTAATACATTCTTGAGTTGATCTGCAGGGTCAGCAACGTTGACTGTTGACGCTCTGTTTGGTGAGATGAATGTAATACAATCTTTTCTCAACTCACAGATCGAAATCAATTTGTTTGCTTTCGCCTGTTCTTCTGCTTGGTTTCCGTGTGCACTACCTTGTAATAAGAATCTGATGTCGCTGTTTACGTCATCATTGAACTTATCATATGCATTTAGAATATCTCCTAGTGGAGGATTGTAAAGACCAATTCCAGTGTAGTCTCTTCCTGATTCTAACTTATAACCTGCATTACCTATTGAAGAGAACTTATTGTTTCTCGCTTCTTGTCCCCATGAACCAGCTGCGTCTGTGACTGCTGTAAATCCAGAAGAATAACCAGATGCTGTAACGACTGTACCATGATGTGCATCGTCTGCAGCAGTTACATGTTGTCCAGACCAGATATACTCTGAGTTAGATGCAAGGAAGTTCTTATAGTAGATTGGTGCTCCACCTATTCCTTGAGCATCAGATGCTTTGGATAGATTTCCAAACTTTTCTACGATAGATCCTGGTTCCTCTGTGAGTTTACCATCTACATCTACAACTACAACGTTTACTGCGTCGTTTCTACCGTTTCTAGATCTTGTAAAATTACTGTCTTTCGGCTTGTTGAGTACTGCTCTCCATTTTACTGTGGTTAGGTCTGTTCCACCATCTGCCACACTTGTAAGAATGTTCTGCTGATTATACCAATCAACCACTACATGTGAAGGAGATCCACCTGCTGATGAAGCAACGTTTGTTCCTGAAGCGTTAGTAAAGTAAATACCAGTTCCGTCTTTGAACTCGAACTGTGAGTTTGATTGATAGTCAACCAAGGTCTCTGTACCACCAATAACTGTACTTACAACCTTGACATCAACTGTAGTTCCAGACTTACCAGCAACAATTCCTTTTAGAATTCCGCTTGCAGCAGCAGTAGTACCAACACCGACTGTGACTCCAGTCAATGCTTGAGTAATACCTGCTCCAACAACAACATCAGAAATGTCACCACCTGTAAATGTTGGTGTGACTGTCTGGTCAGCGAAGTTGTCAATGATCGCTACCTTTACTCCGTTGTTATAGTCGCCAGGATATTTACCTGCGAAATACCAAGTTGTGTCGTCTTGTTTGTTGTTGTTCCAATCATCGTAGTTCTCAACTTTGAGTGAACTACCGTAGATACCACCCAATGCAGAGGTGTTCACACCAGCGTTTGCATTGTTTAGATCTCCACCTGCTGACCTTACTACGTCTAATTTTCCACCGTATGAAAGAAAATTTGCTGCAGAATACCAGCACTCGTAATGCCTATCAGTTGTTCCGACACCAGGTGTGCCGAATACATCTATTAATTCTTTCTCGTTGTTTATTCTAGTAATTTCATTGACAGGTCCTCTTTTAAAAGGAGCAGCTAAACCCGCAACGACGTTTAGACTGAAATCCACAGCCCCACGGGTTAAATCAACTTCTCTTACTGAAATACCTGGAGATGCTAATCGAAGTGCCATCCTAACTCCCTACAGTACCATAACTTTTGACTGAAACTATTTAGAAAAACCAGTATTTATGTATAGTTTCTAACGGAAACTCCACTTATATCTGAATAGTTTTTAGAAGGTTGTAAAGATTTCAAAACCTCGGTTCCCCACCTACCCGATGTTATCTGTAAAAATTTTATACCGTGCTCTTTGGCAATACGCTTACAATGATCAACATCCTTTTCATTATAATTGAACACAATGTATTGCCACCGTGTCTTGACACCAAAAGACGCACACCTCAACATAATATCGTATAATTTTTCTCCATCTTGATTTACTCTGTACTTGTTACTATCCTGTGGCAGACCATCAATAGCAAAGATCCATTCCACGTTCTTGCCTCTTGACATCATAAAAGATCTAGTCCACCACATTTTATTTTTTACTGCCACTGCAGTCTGCACGACTACTTTTCTATTCTTCTTTATGCATATTGCTAACAACTCATGAAACTTAGGATGTAGTGTAGGATCTGACACCTGACCACAAAATGTTATTGCTTCAAAGAAGTCTGTAATCTTCTCCATATCAGATGGAGTAATATCAGAACCAGGTACATGTTTGAATTTTTCTCTAGCACAACCAGGACATTTATTAGTACATCTGTTAGATAAATCTAAGTTGATTCCGTACATGATCCACAATAATGATGACAAACACTAGGAGCATTTTCTGGCTTAGTTTTTATAGTATCAAAAAAAGATTGCCACTCCTCTGATTGTATTATATCATCAATTGAATCTACATTCTCTACCTTGAATTTTTCTTGAACAAGTTCTGGTATTAGATTCATGTTCTCATGATCCATCCAACAGCATGGCAGTAAGTACCCAGTAGCACTCCA